TCCTACTCTTGTAAGAAGTGTGCTATAGTTGTTTAATACTTGTGTCGCAGTAGACGATGTTAGCTTTTCTAATTCTTCGTCTGTTAGTGCTTCGTTGAAGTATAAGAGAGAACGGACTCTTCCTCTGAAATCATTATTCCCATTGCCATAATCAAAATTTATACTTTTTAAGCTATTAGAAAAAGTAAAAGTATCTGCGTCTGGGTGAATTTCAACTCCATTAACCCAAACTGCACTATCCCCACTTTTGTATTTAAGGGCTATTTTATAATAAGTATCTTTTTGAAACTCTCCAGAAATATAACTTACTGGTACAATTCCGTTAGCTATAATTCTCGCAAACAATTCATCTCCTCCGTTAGTCCATCCTATCGCAACAGTATTACTTGCGGTATTATCATTTACAGATATTAACCAATAATCATCTGGGTTTAAAGTAGGTTTATTTATTTCAACATACAATACCCCTTCATCATCGTTAAATATCGTACTATCTCCAGCGTTGTTACATACGTCTGCGTTTCGTGTTACTGTACTTCCGTTAGTTAAAATATCACTTGTAGGGTAAGAACCCATTTCTAATTGAGGATTCCAAACTAATATTTCATTTCCATTATCTACACCTCCTCTTGCAAATTGCATTTGCCACAATGAAGTCGCTTGAGTAACTTGGTGTGTAAAACTAACCCTTGTCCACTGGTCTGTTCTCACTTGGTCTGTTACTTCAAGTCCAAAAATAACTGAATTTTGCATATCAAAAAACGAAAAAGATATTTCATTTTGAGATATGTTTTTTAACCAAATACTTCCTGTCACATAGTCATTAACATTCAAAGAATTTGGGGCTCCAAGAGTTTGTGCTATTCTTGCTGCATTATTTGTAGCAGTTAATTTAAAAGCATCGTTTTTACCACTTGGGCTAATTCCAGCATTGGGAGTTACTGTAAGAGTTGTAATTGAAGAAAAATTTTCTATATCTTGAGAATGCGTTACCAAATTAATCCTCTGTGGTTCTAACAACAAAGTAGGACATCCATCTGAATAGTCTAATCTTGGTATGTCTGTATCGTCTGTTATTTCTACTACTGATATGTTGTCTATATCCATTACACCCCCTGTTGCGGGAAATCTAAGAATAGACTGGTTATTTGTTAAAGTTATTTCTTCTGTATAAGTACCGTTAGCGCTTCTTAAAGTTCCGTTTTCATTACTTGTACCTGTAAATCTCCAACGTACATCTCCACTAACATAGTTTGATATAGTAAAAGTAACTCTATACTTACTGCCACTTGATGTAGATAAACTTTGGTCTAAATTACCTGTTGGTGAATTAAGACTTACTACACCATCTTCTATACTCCAACCAGTTCCAAATGTCCAATTCTGTCCTACCCTTTGAACGCTAATTGAATTTAAAGTAAAACTATCTGATAAGGATGTAGGTGCATAAAGCCTTACGATATTCCCGTTAACACCGCTCACTTTAGTATAAAAAGTAGTTACGCCATCAGAAAAATTTTTATAATCAAAGAGAACAGTTTGAGAATTGCCACTTGTGAATCTAAAATTTGCTAATCCACTTGGGACAGAAACGTCAACAACAACCTTGTATACTTCCCCAGCTAAAACATTAAAAGAATTAGTATTAATAAAGCCAGAGGTTACATCATCAAAAACCCATTTATCGTTAACTAAAGACCATCCACCAGCACCATAAGTAATACTTGAATAATCAATTAATTCACTCCCTATCTCTTCAAAGTCTCCATTCTGTACTAACTCATCACTTAATACTTGCACGCTTTCTATATAACCTTGTGAGTTTACTCTTGTAGCATCTGAACCTCTTGAGAAGTCAAAGTCTCCATCTGTGATTCTTACTACCGAAACATTATCAATGTAAAAATTCCCAATAACACCCCCACAATCAAAAACAATAGTATTTGAAGTTGAAGTACCATCAAATGTAATTTCAATAGAACCATCTTGAGTAAATTCTTGCAAACCTAAATTACCAGAAGAAACGTAAACTCTTACTCTTGACGCGGTATCTAATTCTATGTCCGCTTTTAACTTGTAGTAAGAACCGTTATCTAAAACTAAAGATTGTTTCGCCCCATCAAAAGCAGTTGCAGCCTCTACATATAGCTTTCCATTTACAACGCTAATTTGAGTAGCTGCGTCTCCGTGAGGAAGCCAGTCTGTAGTACCATCAGAAAAATCTCCGTTAGTTACTAAGTTGTCGCTTGTTGTCTGTGCGGGTAAAACACTATATACTTTGCCTAAAAAACCACCTGCATTGTTTTCGTCTGCTTCCCCCTTATAACCAGAAGGAATCATAGCTAATCCTAATTTATCGTATGCGCTCATATATCTTCTATTCTTTTAAGTTCAGCCTCTAAACAAGCCTGTGCTTCAAATATACCTCCATCCGTTTCTACTCTACTCTTAAAAGACCCTACTACACTTGAAGCAATGTCCTTGTAGATTAATCCAAAATTATTGTTTGCAAGGTGTGCTGTTCCCCACCAACTCGTTTCGTATATCTTTCCGTAACTCATCTTTTTCTATTTTACTTAAAAAGGCAAATAGCTTTTTTATGTTTTCTTGTTTTGGTTTATATCTTCCTCTCTTCTCGCCCATTATCCTAAATAGATTCCTCCAAAGTTTACATCCTTATCCGGGTGCATATCCTCATTAGAAGATTCTAAATACTCTGGATATAAATGGCTATTGAAATCCATATAATCCATAAATCTCCTGGTGTAGAACTCCGCTGTTTCAGTTGCTCTTCTGACTAATATATTTAACTCCTCTGTAGTAATGCTATCACTATTCTCACTTCTATGTTTAAATACACCTCCATTACTAACTTGGTAAGCAGCAAATGGCATATAATCACTCTGTGTAAACCAAATCAACATTGGTTTTATATATTCATCAAGTAAAGTTTTGTAATCAGCATTACCAGCATCGCTAATCGTATTATCCAATATCAAAGTTTGCATCTTATCATATAACTTACCACCTAAGTAGTTTTGTATATGCGTGTCTTGAGCAACCTCAACAAATTGAATAATCTTGTCTGGGTCTACATTACCGCTTAAAATAGACTTCTTCTTTAAGTCTAATATCGATATGAATAACGCTTTCTGTGCCATCTTTATTTGTTTTTACTTGGATAAGCCCCTTGATTTGGCATATCTACTGGTCTAATCGGCACTTCCTTTGGATTCTTTGGTGCTACATATCCATCCTTCAATGCCTCATCTTCACTTACTCTACTTCTTTTCTTAAATACTCTTCGCTCCCAATAATGGTGGCAATTCTTTCCACCCTTAAATTTTAATAGTGAGTAATTTCTTTTCTTATGTCCTAACTCCTTATTGATTCCTCTAAACGACATCATATTAATGTCCTCTTTTCTGAATACAACATCCTTTTCTGTTAAAGATTCCATACTCACACAAAATTCTCTGCTCTTTGCAGATTTTCTTACAGGCATATAAGCATAACGTACTTTGTAGCCTTTATTATCCTGTACACTACTCTTATTAGGGGAAGCATCGCCTTTCTTAACTTTTGCAAGTTTATTGAAATCAAATTCTTCATCCTCGTCTTTTACTTGTTCGGTGTGTACCAACTCCCACTCATTCTCATCTATCTTCTCTCCTAATTCCTCAAGCTGTGAAAGTAAGTCACTAAATTCATCATCAGATAATTCTTCAGACTGTGCAGACAACTTCTCACCGGTTTCCTCTTCTCTCTTTACTTTAGTAGATATGTTATCTAATTCTGTAAATTCAATAGGCTGTAGCGTAATGAAGTATAGATTCAAGTATATATCGTTAAAAGACAAAATCTCATTGAGTCCATCTATAATACCTTGTTGGAACGGTCTAATTACAATGTTATCCATTAAGATACTTGCTGTTCTTAATTCCTCTGCATTGTTACCAAAACCAGTATTATCCTTAATACCTAAAAGTATTGGAGATACAATACCGTGTCCAAGCATTATTTTCTCTCTTGCTTCATCAGCCAAGAATTGATATTGTGCGTGAGCATCCGGTAAGTGTATCGGCTCTATAGTGGCAGCCTCTTCAGCTGATTCGTTAAAGTTCAACACAAACTTTCCTGTGTTGGAAGAACCACCAAACTTCTCATACAATCTTCTTTCAATAAGCTCTTGTGTTTCCTCATTAGGAATACCATTATTGAAGTTTACCATTAAAGAAGGCTGTAGTCCATTTCTAATATTATTGATATGATAATTAGAAACTTCCTCCTCTAATTCACAATACTGCAAACAACCATTATAGTCTACCGGAGAGTAATAATAAAAACCAGACTTATAAGGCTTGAAGATGTATAACTCAATAAGTTCACCTTTTGCTCCGCACCCAAATGAGGGTATTCTTTTTGGCTTATCATTAGGCTTTATATAATCCCAATCTGGATGATAGTAATACGCCTCAATCTTACCATTCTTCGCTTTCTCTGCTTGTAAAGTCTCCATAGGAAAATGAAGTACTTGAATAATCTTAGATTTATTAGCATTGTAAACCACTTGTACCGCAGCTTGTCCTAATAACTTGTAATCATTCACTACCTTTCTCATACAAGAAGGCTTAAACAATAACTTCATCTTCGCATACATCTCTGGCTTATCTTGACTATCGGTAGCATCTAATCCTCTACCGTAAATCATATCAGAAATACCATTGATACATCTTGAGTTTGTTGGACTCCCTAAGTACTTGTCTATAAGACTTGAGAAATAGCTTTCTCCTGTGTCAGCATCTATATACCTAACCCAATCTTTTCTCTTGTCTTCAATAACTTTAGGGGCTTGATAACCACTCAAGTTTAATACCCTTATGCTGTTTTTATATTCTTTCATAGAATTACATATTCATCGTCGTGACTATATTCTGTATAAGTATCCGGCATTTTGTATACCTCATTCTTATTCGTTTGAGATGTAATGTAAATTAAATCTCTATAGAACACATCTGTTTCTGATTTTAACTCAAAGCTGTAGATTTGACCCTCCTTAAAAGTTACTGAAGGT